ATCCCCATCTGCTCTCTGTGGCAAGTCTAACTTTTCACGAGCCTCATTTGGAGTCATGACTTGAGTCTTTACATATCTTTCAAGAATCTGAGATTGTGCAATTTCATCGGTTAGCGTTAACTCGTTAAACCTAAGTTCAAGAATGTCTGTTTTTTCTCTAATAACTTTATTTACAATCTTTTCTAAATGTCTTTGTGCTGGACGAGATACCTGCTCTTTAAATGTACGATCTTGAGAAAGTGCTGCTGCTGTGCCTGCAGAGTCTGCACCACCTAGTTTTGAAATAGGAACTTGGTGGGCAATTAAAATATCATCACGGTTTTGTTTACGGTACTCTTTAAATGATCCATCTTGGATACCGTTCTCAATTGGCTCCATCTTAAACTCAACCTTATTACCATCACTGTCTCCAGGAAGTGGGATATAAAGTGTTCTATGTGATTGAGCCTTAAGCCCAGTCTGTAGAAACCTAAACATTTTATCTTCAGCATCACCTGATAGTTTTGCACCTTTTAGGGTTACTACGTATCTTGGAACTGCTTTATTTTCAAAGTAATCAATATTGTATTGAGATGCTAGTTGGTCTCCAATTAAAGATGGCATTGCTGCAACAATATCTGGAATACCATAAAATGTATTTAAAGGAGAGTATTCTTTAAGATGAATAATCTCATTTGGTCTTGGGTCTGTTCCCATAGGGTTTGCATTCTTTGCACCAAAGTTTCTAAAATAAACTACTTTTTGACCAATAATTTGAATAAATCCATCACGTAAACGACGTACACGAACAGTAGTTGCTGGAATGTGTCCAACATATCCAATATCTCCAGCGACGGTTCTACCTACCTCAATAAACCCATTGCCAGTTGCCTGAAGATCTGTATAAACCTTTTCCATAGTTTTTGTAAAACTATCATCATCATTTAAACTTTCTAGCCAATCACGTAGTTGAATCTTTGCTCTTTCAATACGATTACGAGCACGATCTACGGCTGCTTGATCTTCGTTCATTTCAAACCTTAACATGGTTCTATCTGAAATATCAAATCGGTATCCAAGACCTACAACGTTTTCCACTTTAGCATCAATAGCAGCATGGTTAGCAAATGATGTGTCATAGAAGTTGGCCAATTCATACATATTATATGGAGGAGTGATTACATCAAATAATCCATAACCGTTTCTATATACCGTGCCAGGATTGATCTGCTTTGAACTTGCATCTACTCCTGAAGGTATAACATTTGCTGCATTTAAATATGCTTGATTTGTTTCTGGACTAATATATTTTGAAAGATTGCGAGTAGTTCTGCGACGAAAGTTTTGATCTAATCCAGCATAATCTTTTAGGTCATCCCAATTTTTATTAAAAGGATCTTGATACTTAAATGGACTATCTTCTTTATCTTGAGTATTTAACCCTGCACGAATATATTCTTCTTTATCACTCATCAATAGCACTCTTTCCATATTTATCCAACGTTTGTTGTGCTGCATGCCAAGCACCTAAGTCATTCATTGAAGGAATTAATCCTTCTTTCATTCTTTCTTTTTGTTCTGAATACTCTTCTTCACTAATTCTGGTAAGTCCAGGAACAAACACTGCATTGCCTTCACCATCATCGCCATAGTGCATAGCGGCCTTTTTCAGTTCTGAAATCTTAGACAAGTCTCCACGATCTGAAGGAATATTTAAAATTGAGCCTGTGTCGTCTGTAAACCACTTGCCATTAGACTTTTTATATACATAAAGACCCCAGTCATAATGCTTATCTATTACTTTACGACGAACATTTTGTACATAGGGTTGACCAGTTTTTGGATTGATTAAGGATTCCATAACCACAAGTATAGCAGATTATACTGGTGTAGCGACAGTACTTGACCACTCTACTTCTGTATACACCTTTAATGTTTCAGGTTGGTATATTAAACCTTGCCCATCGTCAACAATAATCTTATTTGTTCCAATATATGTCTTATAAATGTCTAATGGATTAATTCCATAAAACTCTGATGAGCCTATAACTAACATACCATCCCAAGTAAAGTTGTTATACCAGAACTGCCAGTCAAATGTTGTAATTCCGTCCGTTAAAACCTTAAACCATGGTCTTAGGCTTCTACTTTCAACTTCTTGCAAACTATTTGCTTGATAATAGGCAATATTATTAAACAGTACTAGGCCAGTAATATTTATATTTCCTAAATAAGAGTTATATATCAAGGATGTTAAAAATGATATACCAATGGCAGACCATTCTTTGAGTGATAGAACTGGCTCTCTTACAAGATTTCCATTTAAATAAAAGGCAACTCCGTTATATGGAATTCCATTTTCGTTTAAAACAAAAATTCTTCCTCTATCTAGGTCTGTACTGTTTGCTTGAACATAAAATTTTAATGTTCCATCTTTATGGTTTATTTCAAATATTTCTGTGGCTGTTTCTGGGAATGCATCTTGATCATATCTTAGCCATAACTGCATAGCGCTTACCTTATAAGAAGTTGCCAACTCTTTATTAATTGGCAAAGATAAACCACGATTTTCTAAAATATCCAGTTCTCCACGTACCTCTACTCCAGAAGTTTTAGTTAAATATAAGTATGGTGTGCTATCTTTATATATGCTAAATGGATTTTTTGATTTATAATCAAAATATATACCACTCTTTTTATATGGGAATAAATCTACGCCAAATCTTGTTCCAACTGGGTTAGAAGAGTTATCATTAAATGCTTGTGATGCTAACTGTAACTTATTTAATAGTATTGGCTTAGTTAAAATACCACGACTGTTAAACTCAAGACTATAAACAATAGCAAGACTATTAAAGTCTTCTGTTTTAACTGGATAGATTAATGTATTATTTAAAACTTCAAATCTGGTTGTTTCCCAATCTTGATATTCATTCATGTCAAGAACTTTGTATTGGCTTAATGTCTGTTCATTTGCAAAAGATGTTGGAATATTTGCTCCATCAGCAACATACTGAAAAGTAACATAACTTTTTATTTGTGCTCCAGTTGTATCATAATAATATCCAGTAGCACCAGACTCTTCTACAAGTGTTGTAGTTGTTGGATATCCTAGATTAAATTGTAAAAAATCTAAATCATAATACTCTTCACCATTTTTATTTTTTACAAATTGTCCAAAATAAGAAAGTGGCAAATAGTCTTGCCAATACCCTGCGACACCTATATCTAAGAAATATTTTTGATATGCCTCAGAAGGCAATAATGTATAACTTGCTGTATGAGCAACTAGAACTGATCCATCGCCTAAAACAATGATTCCATTTTCATCAAAACTATCTGATATCTTAGAAGAGTTCATTGCACTGCAAAGTCCAACAGAATAAATTCTACCAGTGAAAACATACTCTCCAGAATCATCTCCACCAACATACATTTTTAGTGAGTTTTGATTTCCAAAAAAAGAACTTATACTTCCACCAAAATTATCAGAAAGATCTCTTAAACTAAATCCTACTGCAAAAACAGTATTTGCTGTTATGGCATCTGAAGTAAAAAGTAGTTCTGTTTCTCCATTATAAGTTAAAGAATATTTAATTTCATCAGCATCTTTAACAATAGAAAAATAATTTCCAGTTATAGGATTGTATATCTTAAATAATATTTGTTCAGAAACAAGGTCGTGTGAACTAAAAACACCATAAAAACTATCAACTTGGTTTGGCAAAATATTAAACCTATTAAAATTAATGTATGTATTTTCAGAATTCCAAGTATTGTTTGGTCTAAAAGATAAAAATTTATTTTCAATAAATGGTCCAGACTCGTTATCTTGTATGTCTTGATTATCTTCATATAGTTCTTCTAATGTTTTGCCATCTAGAAATATTTCAGGCAATGAATATTCTGGAGTTCTTAAACTTGTTGTAGTAGTTGTTAAATTATCAAAACTTCCTTGATTCCACCCAGCAAAATCTGGATAATTATAGTTTGCTGTATAGTTGGCAAATGGATAATCCACGAAGGCTGTCGTTCCTCCATATGCTGAGTTAATGCCTTCTGGAGATATAACTCCTTGTCCATATACCCATCTACGTTTTGCTACTGTAACTGGAACCTGGTATGAATAAATTGCAACACAGTCAATTTCAAATGGATATACATTATTGCTTGCATAAAATCCTAGCCAATCTTGACTATCTCCAATATTATTAAGTTCGTCTGGCAAAGAAAGATTGGCGGTATCTAAAGATAAAGATAATACTTCTTCTCCGTTTACCAACAATGATGCTGAGTTTCTAATTACACGAATATGAATAAGCATTGGCCTAAACCATTCACCAACAAAATGAGAAGCAAATTGATTTCCAATAACTAGTGTTAAAAACCCATCTTCAACATACAGGCCATCTTCCGATGCTATCGGTCCAAATATTTTAAATGGTGTAGATGTGTTTACTGCTATTCTTGCCCAGAACTCAATTGTATAGTCGTTGTACTGCCCCTTTTTATTTAAAAATCCTTTGCCTGGAAGTATTAAAGATGCGTTAGTATTTGGTTCTATTCTTGTTACTCCGCTTGCACCGTAAACTAAAGGAATTCCTGCGTTTTTACATTTTAAACCACCTTCAGTGATATAGTACCCAGAATCTTCTGCAACTCCATATGCTTGTGCCTCTACAGCATCATAGCCACCATAAATACTTATATTTGCTGGTACTGTAGTTTCTGTTATTCCGTTTAAAGATGATGTATTAAATTCTTCATTCCACTGCCCCAAGGTAATTCCATTTATATAAAATTCATTATCTGCTGATATTGTTGATCCCTCAAAAACTTTAATTTTAATTACAAGCCTTAACTGTGCAGAAACGTTTGGAATTTCAAAAGTTTCAGAAATAAATCCCCATTTTTGATAAAGTGTGCTAGTAAATGTTTTTAAATTTTGAACTATTGTTGATGTGGCTGGATCTGTGTATTCATATCCTATTGAGACCGTTTGTAAAAATAAACTGTTTGAATAAAAATATGATCCAACAGTGAATGTTCCAAGGTCTACTAGAGTATTAAAGTTAAGGATGTTAGGGCTAACAATTGACGCTTCAAGCGTTTCTGATATGGGAACATTTACCCTGACTCTAGTTAAAGAACTATCTATGAATGGTTCATTTAAATTTTCTGAAGACGCTGCAAGTGCAGCATTTGTTGGTGTCCATAAACCTGTAAGGTTGCGCTGTACTTCAGAAATTAAACCCTTATAGTCAAGTTTATCGTCTAGTGCCCACAAAACAAGCGGATGTTCTGAATATACCTTTTCTGCATACAAATTTGATGGGTTAGACATTTTTCTCCTATACCCTTATTATAGCAGGGTAGAGATTAATTTCTTGGAATCCATAACTTTTCATTACCCTTGTTGTGATACCTTGCCATTACGAAAAGTAAATCTGATAGCCTATTTAAATATTTTGCAATGTTTATATTTATGCCTTCTACCTTCCAGACCTCACGTTCTGCTCTTCTCACAATAGTCCTTGCATTATGAAAAGGGCCTGTAGGCAAAACAAAAGAGTGAAGTGGCTCTAAGTATTCATTGTAATTATCAATTATGTTTTCTAGATAAACAACTCTATCTTCTGATATTGTTATTGTTGGGGCACCAGATAATTCTGCACCAAGATCAAATAAATCACTTTGAATTCTATCTATAATGTCATTATGATATTCCGTGGCCATTCCGATTGCAGAGTTAGCCTCATCTACTGCTCCAATTGCCTCAATTAAAGAACTGCTTTTATCTATTCTTTCATTTGTAGCGGTAGATGTTTTTCCATCATCACCAGTCTTTGTGTATATACGAGTTAAATGAACCATTAGTGTCCTGTCAAAGAACGCCAGATATCAATAGTAATATCGTTTGCTACATACAATACTGCAAGATTTATAGTTAGTTGAACTATGTACTCAGCAGTTTTAGGTTTTCTTTTTTGTATAGGAAACTGCACTACGTTATTGAACTTTTTATATGCAACTTTCATGGAAACCTTAACTCTCCTTTAGGACCAGTCCAAACCAAACCTAATGAATCTCCTGGACTCAAATATTGTTGATCTATTGCAAGTTGTCCCCATCCCCATTCTTTTCTGGGAAACGGAATAACTTGTTTTTCTTTTATAATTATTGCCCAATAAGTATTTGCAGGTGGCATTTCTTCACAAGACTCTACCTTTGCATTTGGCAAACCATTTACCCTACAGACAACTCCCAAACCATACTTTTTGGTTCCCTCTATTTCTAAATTTGCTTTTCTTAAAATATCTAAAGCAATAATTTTATTAGATGATCCTATACATTTAGTTAATTTTGTTTCATTTTCTAATGAGCCATAATCAACATATAAATTTATACAGTTGTTATCTGTTTTATTTATGTTTTGCAATCCAACAAAGGCTAATACAATAATTGCTAATAATATTAGTGTTCTTTTCATTTATCTCCCCTTAGTATAATTTTATCTCACAAGCGTCCGTACTGCAATATGCTTCACCCTGTGCTTCTAAATTTTCTACGCCATCATAAATTGCAGACCAGTCAATCTTTGCAATTTTTCCAACATAAGAGTTATACTCTTCTCTTGTAATATTGTTGTATGGTTGTTGAGGAAATGTTTCATTACCCATTGGTAAAAATGAAACAGCCTTTAATTCACCCTCATAAAGATGGAGGGCTGGAGCAATATGTTTTTTCTCTGTTTCCTTATCAAAAGATAATGTTACAGAAACACCATTATCGGACCAATACTTTTGAGCAGTTGCTGCCAAACCAATTTTTTCAAAAAGACTTACATCTTTTTCAGAGCGGGGATGTCCAGATGCTACTGGAAAATATACTACTGAGGTATTAGCAGAAACTAAGTCTGCTTCAACTTTATACCCTGCTGCTTTAAATAAATGAAGCATTGGATCTGTGTTTCCAAATCTTATAGCACGTAGATAAAATGCTCCTCCTGGACCCCAATGAACTCCTGGTGTTGCACCAGAAAGTAATGAAACTGATCCTGAAGGTTTTACGGTAGTTACACGAATTGATTCACGTACACACAACCATTCTGAGTATGAATGATCGTATGCTTTAATTTTTTTATACCCTTCGTCCATCCATTCACGAACTGCTGGCATACCTTTTGTATCTGCAAAAGATGCAATACCAGTTAAAGATGTTCCAATACGACGATTACGTTGCATAATACCATTTGTGGTTTGCCAATGTGTTGGCATCAGAGTTACAGTCTTTCCATATAGATACGCAAACTTTAGTGTACGAAGAAAATCTTCTTTATCTTCATGACGGTTTAGGTGAACCTCTACTAATGTGCATAGTTCGTATGATTCTAATGGTTGTTCTGCACATGGATTAAAGCCCATCACACGATAATCTTTTCCATCTGGTGCATCTGCAAGTCTTCCATAGTTACGAGCAACATCAAGCCAAATAAATCCTGGCTCTCCATTATCTGCAATTAAATCAACATAGTCTTCATAGTTTGTTCCAACTTCTGCAGCAATAGAGTTGTTAGACATCCAAGCCCATCCTGGATTTTTTGGATCATAAGAATTTCGTTCTGGAAAAACTTCTGCATTTTTTAAATTACTAAAGTCTTTATCTTCTGCATTTCCTAAAGCGAGAGTAGCAGAACGACGAACATTACCAGAAACTACGCAGGTACCAATAAGATTAATAATATCTACTATTGCACGAGAATCAATTTTTTCTCCTGCTCTAGATCCTACAACTTTTATAATACGGTTATGTAAATCTATTAATGGTGCTGGACCACTGGCTACCCCGCCAAAACCCTTGATAGGTGCCCCCAAAGGCCTAATAAGGTCATATGTAAAATGTTGTATAGGTTGATTTGGACGAAGATATGAATTTATTAATAATCTAACAGACTCAACCCATCCTTCTCTAGTATCAGGAATTTCATATACTAATGGTGGTTCAGTTGGATGATAGATTACCATTTCTTTTTCTTGTCCAAGAGTATCAAACCCTACGCCTATACCCAACATCAATGCATCCATAACCCATGCAAATAAGGCTCCTGGGTCATTACGATCAAGATCACGAGTAGAAACCATTGCACAGTTTTGCAGGGAAGCAGAGTTACGCTTATCCATAGTCATAGGGGTTCCAAATGCCCATAGGCCACG